GCTGTGACCAGGTGCCGGCGGCAACATCCCCACCGTCGCCATAGACCAGGCTCCACAGCTTGAAGTTATCATCCGGGTCCTGGCCGGTGACAAATAGGTTCCAGTCACCGTCATATGCCGTGGCTACGCTTGACAGGTCACCGGTGGTCTTGTCCCAGGGTGTAAGGGCCTGCCACTGGCCATTGATATACTTTTTGACATAGATGGTTGTCTGGCTGGTGAAGAACAGGGCGATGTCACCGTTCGGCTTGTAGGCGGCGGTGATGCCGTTATTGTAGATACTCGGTGAGAAATCTATAAATTCCGGGCTTGACCAGGTAACGCCGTAGTCGGTGCTCTTCAGCCGCTGGATTCTGCGGTCGGTCTTAATCCAGAAGATGGAGACCTCGGCTCCCAGTGAAGCGGTGGCTACAATAACGGCATCGTACTGGTTACTGTAGTTCCACTGGCTGAAATCGGAACCCGGTGCCGGTTGAGCCACCCGCTGCCAGTAGAGCTTTCTGGAGTCGGCCACCGGGGTTATCCTGACTCTAATGAGTGAGCCGTCGCCGGGCATGGTTACGGCATGGAAGGATTCGTCTTCGCTACCGTTATAGAGCCTTGTCCAGTTAAGGCTGATGGCGCCGGCGATCTTATTCCAGGCCTCCAGCTTGAGAAAGGGGGTGTGGGAGGCCTGCTTCTGGGCCGATAGCAGCGTTGCTGTTAGGCTTCTCATGGCTTTTTGCTGTCCTTACCATTTATAACTAAGGATGTTCACCTATCTTACTCTCTTAGTCCACTGATTAATCAGGGCCCGTAGTCAGTTGTCTGGGATGCCGCCGGGTAGGCCGGCTTATAGAGCTGGCTTATCCGAGCCCGGTTTCTGCGGCCCAGCCGCCTGAGCTCTTTTCTAAAGTAGCCGAGTTTCTCCTTGCCCCAGCCGAGGAACTCCCCGGCTGTCATGGTGCCGCCAACATTGACCCGGTTGATGGCGAAGGCAGCCCACTCCACGGCGGCATAGCCCTCGGCGCCGCTAGCAATCAGGTCCTCAAGGTGACCGGGGATGGTGGAGATGGTGGCGTCCAGGGTATGCAGCTTGCCGTAGTAGATATTGGCGTTTGAGCCATCGGGTACTTCGTCGCCGAGCAGTGTTATGGTGTCGGCCCACAGGCTGAAGCGCTGGTATTGTTTAGGAAACCTGTCCACCGGGTATTCTATAGCCTGGAGCATAATGTGGCCGGTGAGGCTTGAGATATCAATCTCCCTGGAGCCGGCAACAGTAGCTAAGGTCGCCTTCTGCTCGTAGGCAATCGCCTCAGAGAACTCCCCGACGGCGTGGGAGATGTGCCGGTCAAGCTCATCATCGCTCCAGCGGTAGTTAGCCGGGTCCTCATCGCGCAGGTCACGTCTGACGATGGCTCTCATCGCAGCAAGGTTCATGGTTTACCTCCTCAACCTGGCCAGTGCTTTAACCAGCCTTTTCATCTGAGCGGTGGTCAGCTCGCTGTCGGGGAGGGCGGAGAGAGCAGCGACTGTCCTCTCAGCCGCCTCCCTCTCCAGTTCCTCATCGGAGACTTCATAGGGTATCTGCTTTGTTTCTATTAAGTTGCCTTTGCCGTCAAAAGTTTCTGTTGTATGGTATCTTGTCTCTGGCATATTATCCCCCTTAGTCTAGTGATGCTATCCTGACACATACCTTAAGACCATTATTGTAGTGAGAAGTTCCCCCAGCAGTAAATGGGTCGGGCAGGGCAGCGTAACTATGGGCTACCTTCCAGCCTCTATTTTGAGCACTAAAGTTATTAGGGTCATATCCTAATATACCGCCAAAGTCAGGCCAATTATTATCGGCATATACTGTAGGTGTGCCATCAGAAACCATAGCCATGAAGTATATTCCCTTAGTTAGTGCTTGACTAACTGTCACAGCTTTGATACCGGTACTATCGACAGCTACCTCACCAGCATCCAGTAGTAAAGTTCCAGGATATAGATCGTCCCCAAGATTATAGATGCCTAGCCTTGCCTTAGTGCCTCCAGCACCAGCACCGGTCACTTCAATTGCTATCCTGTCAATCGTAATGTCTCTAGCTACAATCAACGGTCTAGCATATAGCTGGTCAGCTGTTATAGCTAAGGATTGGTAATTTATGCTCGCAGGCAAATGGTACGCCCCAGTTCTAAGTATCTCAAGAACATTCTTAGTATGAGCATCAAGGCGGGCTGTATGTTCCGCCAGTTGCCCCTCCAGTAGCTCTCCGGCTAGTTTAAGCATTTTTTCACCTCCTAGCTCAGGCTATAGTCCGCTTCCAGGGAGAATGATGTCCCCGTAAAAGCGGTTACCTTGAGGAATATGATAGCCCCTCTTGAATCGACCACCAGGGCGTGTTGCCCGGTAGAGGCGAAGGTTCTCTTACTACCGCCGAACCACTTCTGCTGCCTCGGGTTCCAGAAGATGACCTGGGTCTCAAGGCTGGTAAAGTCGGTGCCGGAGATGGCGATGTCAAGACGGCACTCCTTATAGCCGCTGTTATCAATAGCCCCCGAGGTATCAGCGGGGTCGGCAGAATCAACAGCGGTGACGCCGCTCCGGTGGAGCTTGGGTTGTGTTGTATAGACTTTGGCCATAACCTACCTCCCTGTGCGGAGGGGGCAGCCCCCCTCCGCTGACTTATTAATCTTTAGACTTATTAGCCTTTAGTCCTGAACTAATTTTAGTCCTGAACTATATTTAGTCCTGAACTCCAATTAGGGCTGCTGCTTTAACCGAGCTAAACAGGGCCAGCGAGCAGTACCACTTGACCCTGGTGCGTGAGGCGTCCTTGTTCTCAAGTGAGCCTATCGGCTCTACCTGCAGGAAACCGGGGCCGGTCAGGCCACAGAGGGCGCCCTCGCCGAACTGGACGGCGTAGATAGTGGAGCTGCTGCCGCCGGTGGTGGCAATCTCCAGGCTGGCGGCAACATCGTGGGTATCAAGAATCCAGTCGTTAACCCCGATGGGGATGCCGTCCCAGAGCTGGACGAAGTTGCCCCACTTGTCGCGGTCGGTATCCATCATACCGCCGGCGGCCCTGACCAGGGTGTTAATCTTGCGCCGGGAGCGGCGGCTCATCAGCAGCATAGCCGGCTGGCCACCCTTTACGGCATCAATCAGCTCATCCAGCTTATCCAGGGTCAGGGTGGCCCCGGTGGCCCCCATGGCGATCACCTGGTCGCTGGCGGCGGTGGTGTCAATGAGTTTTCTCAGGCCGTCAAACTGCTTGGCATCGGCTACCGAGTCGCCGTAGATAAAGGTCTCCTCAAGCTTTTGCTGCAGCGCCTTGGCCTTAAGCTCAATGACAGCCGCCTCCAGGTCCTGGACATTGCTGCGGGTGGTCTTGAGAAAGTTGTCAACATCGGCATCGCCGCCCATAATCTTGAGGTTGGCTGTTATCTGCTCAAAGGTCGGTGTTGACTCAGCCCAGGCGTCACCGACATCGTAGAAATCAATGCTGGGCAGGGTCTTTTCCTGGTTATAGGTTAAGCCGTTGCCCACGATTTCAATGAAGGGCAGGCTCTGCAGGAGGGGGGAGTCCTTGACGATGGTCTCCACCACCCCCTGGAGTAGCATATCGTTGGATAGTTTGGATGCTTCAGCTAAAGTTAAAGCCATTATTTACCTCCTATTGCGTATTGAATCTTTTCCCTTGATGATAGGGCTGAGAAATCGGGCGGAGTCCTCACCGGGGCACCGGCGGGAACCCTGGCCTGCATAACCTCGGCCTCCAGCCCCTGCCTTACCTTGCTGACCAGGTTCTTAGCCTTACCAAGTGAGTCGTCGATAGCCTCAATGGTGTCGCCGGCAATAAGCTCCTCGGGCACCTGGGGGTGGGCACTGGTAGTAAGGGCCTTATAGCTGGCTACCGCCTGGCTGAGGCTGTCACTCAGGCGTTTTATGTGCTCATCGGACTCAGCCACAGACTGCTTCAGGCTGGCAATCTCACCATCCCTATCAGCGATAGCCTGCTCCAGCTTTGAGATTTGCCGGTTCCTTGAGGCAAGCTCGTCGTCCTTCTCAGTCACCAGCCCCTCAAGCTCGGCAAGCCGGTCCTTGAGCCGCTTAAGCTCCTCGGGGGGATTGGGGTTTTGCTTACGGTTTTCTTTGTGGGGCACCTTTTGTCCTCCTTCCTATTCCTCAGCGTTTTCTGCCCGGGGTAGCGGTACTCTCTCTCGCTCTCTACCCCTTGGGGGCCTGGTATTTAGCTCCTTGTTCATCTTGAGGATAGCCGCCCTCTCCTCAAGCCAGCTGCTGAACTCCATTTCCGGGTCCTTAACCCCGAGCTCATACATAGCGCGGCGCCTTGAGTGGATGCCGTTTTGAATCAGCGTCTGCTCATTTGATACCAGGCGGCTCAGGTCTCGGGGCAGCACTGGACTCCAGACCACCTCCAGACGGTAATGGCCAAAGTTCTCATTGTGGTATTTCTCAATGAGGTTAAGAATGAGCCGGTCTCGCCGCCGGTAGGCGTCGGTCCGGATGAGCCTTTTGCGCCATACCTTCTGCAGCAGCGGTTGAAGCTCAATCTCAAGGGCTACCCCGGAGAGGTCCCTGGTAGTGCTGCCGAAGGCAGCCCGGGGCGATTCGGCGACATCATGCAGCGTCCTGTAGAGAAGGTCAATATAGTTGATGTGGAGGCCGACACCACCACCCTGTAAAAGGTCAAGAAGGTAGGCCCTGGCGTCGTCGGGTATGTTCCACACCGCCCCCGGCTTGACGGCGATATCCTCGGACTCCTCCACATTCTCCAGGACGGCGATGGGGTTGCCCGATAGCTCCAGTATCCTTGATAGCTGGCTTATTGCCCGGTTCAGCTCCCGCTGTGGCTCTATGAGCTGGGGCAGGTCGGATATGCCCCAGAACTTCTTCGGCTCCCTCAGGTTGGGGTAGATGACGAAGGGGATAAAGCCATAGGGGTTGGCTTTGCTCTCTATCTGGGCGTTGTCAAGCCAGAGCTCAAGGTGCTCGTCTGTCCACAGCTCAACAACGCTGGCCGTCCTGCCTTTGGGTTTTACCCGGTAGACGATTTCCGCCTCTTCTGCGGTGAGGCTATACTTTGAGGCTACCCGCCACAACCTTGAGGTGTCATCCCCCAGCCACCAGGCATAGATGCCCTGAATATCGGGGGCGGTAACCCGGACGCTCTTTCTCTGTGTATCCCAGATAACCTTAAAGCAGGCGTCACCGAGGATGGCACAGTCAATCTCGGTCTCAAAACCGAGCTGCTCCAGGTTATTGTCCCGGTGCACCTGTTGCAGGGCGGCCTCGGCTCTCCTGGCTCCGGCTTTATCCGAGCCGTCCAGGGGCTCAACGGTAGAGTGGACGCCGGACATCAGGTATGAGGTAACCTTGTCTATAATCACCTTGGCGTAGTTAAAGGTCAGGTGCTTCTCGCCCCGGCTGGCGTAGCCCGGCCACTGACGGCCGTGGTAGAAATCAAGCATCTCTTTGTACCGCTTAAGCCGGTCTATATCCCGGTGCTCTAGCTTGGTTGGGGTAAAGTCATCGTTCATTTTTCGCCCTCTCCAGTTCCATAAGTTGAGGCTCTTCTTTGGTAGTGCTGCGGTAGTTCTTCAGTGCCCTCTGGACGGTGCGCTGGCTGATGTCGAACCTTGCCGCCAGCTCTTTTATGCCGCTGCCCTCTTCCGTGAAAAACCTCACAATCTCACGGTCACGGTTCCCCTTGAGCAGGCGCTGCTTGCCCCGGGGCTCATCATAGATGCAGATAGGGAAGGGGCAGTTCAGGCAGGAGCCGGTAAGCTCACAGCCGTCGTCCTGATAGCGGCAGTACTCCGGTGGCAGGTCCAGGTCGGTGTATAGTATGTTCTCTGACTCCATTGCTTTCCATCCAATGAGGTATTAGGCACAGAATAGCACAAATGTTCTAATCCAGTCAATAGGGTTTTGTCATCTTTAGTTACTTGACAAAGCTAAGCGTTGGGCATTAATCTTATATAATTAAAAGAATTAAAAGAGAGAAGCTGCGGGAGGTAATAGATTGAAGCACGGCAAGATTTTTCGGATTTTGGCACTGGCCCTTACCCTGGCGCTGCTAATAGCGGCCATACCGGCGCTACCGGCTATGGCGCTCATAGGGGTTATATTCTTATCACCTACTTCCGGCCCCCCGGGGTCAACTGTCTATGTTAGTGGTAGTGGCTTTACCCCAAGTATTACGGCTACTATTTACTTCCAGGGAAGTCCAGTCGCCAGCGGCCTGGTTACCGCTGGCGGGCAAATTACCATACCTTTCCTGGTGCCGCTGGTTCCCAGGGGAAGTTTTTATTCCGTTACTGTGACAACAGCGTCGGATAACAGCAATACCGTGTTTTTTGCAGTAACCCCCCAGTTAACCCTTGTTAGCGCCAGCTCCTCGGGCTTCGTTGGCGACCAGGTTACGGTAAGCGGCAACGGTTTTCAGGCTGGTTCCAGCGTGGACATCAGGTTTGATACTACCACGGTGGCTACCGTAACCGCTTCTGTTGTGGGCATTATCCCTAATGTTACCTTTACTGTGCCAGACAGTGCCCGGGGGGGCCATACGGTAACTGGCGTGGATACCGTTGGCCCTTCGTCTGCTGTTAGCTTCAGTGTCCTGTCCCAGATAGCCATCACCCCTGTCACCGGCTTTGTCGGTGACCAGGTTACGGTAAGCGGTACCGGCTTTGCCGCCAATTCAAGTGTAACCATCACCCTTGATGATGTGGCCGTTGCCACCACTCCGGCATCGGTTACCACCGACAGTGATGGTAGCTTTACGGCCACCTTTAATGTTCCTGGTGCCGGACAGGGTGCCCATACCATAAAAGCCCAGGATGCCAGTGGCAACTCTGATACCGCCACCTTCACCATCGGGGTAAAAATGACCATCACCCCTATCACCGGCTTTGTCGGTGACCAGGTTACGGTAAGCGGTACCGGCTTTGCCGCCAATTCAAGCATAACC